TGCTCGCGCCTCACCGTCAGATCGGTCTCGCCTGATGCAGGAGACCACGACCCGCGTTTCGCTGGCTTGGCGTGCCGCGCACGCTCTGATCGAGGGGCTCTTCGACTCCTCGACGACAACGGTCTTGGCGGGAATGCCAACCGGCAGGACTCTGCTGCCGGAGGTGGTCAGCGTTGGCTTCGCGGCGAACGGCCCCGCGATCGACGCAACCGTTGACAAGATGCCCGGATTAGGGCACCGCTACCTAGAAGATGCCACGATCCATTGCGCCATCTCCATTGCCGGGGGTGACCAGACAGACCCGCTCACCCTGGCCGACCGCGTTGGGGTCATGCACGCCGCGATCACCGAGGCAGTGAAGGCCGACCCGACTCTTGGCGGTGCGGTCGACTCGGCCGAGGTGACTGGTGCGTACTCCTGGCTGACCGCACAGATGTCGACTGGCCCCGTGGTGGACGCGCTGTTTTCGGTGCGGGTCAAGTCCGCCCTCTGATGGTCGAGTACGGCGGCCTGCGCATCCTCGTCGGTGAGCTCGGCGTGCTGCCGGACGACATCCGCCGCGACCTGCGCAAGGGATTGCGGGAGGCCGGAGAGGCCGCGCTCAACCAGGCGCGCGCGAATGCGTCGTGGTCCTCCCGCATCCCCGGTGCGATGTCGCTGCGGGTCTACACGTCCGGTCCGCGCACTGGCGTCTCACTGCGGGTCGACTCATCCAAGGCTCCGCATGCCCGCCCCTACGAGGGCATCGGTGGGCGTGGGGACAGCTTCAGGCATCCCGTCTTCGGCGGCGACGCGTGGGTGTCGCAGTCGACCCGGCCATTCCTCGCGCCAGCCGCCGCGAAGGTCCGCGCCCAAGTCATGGCTGCCGCTGAGCAGGCCATCGCCAACGCCGCACGCCGCCTATCCACCTGAGGAGCCCGCCATGCCGCTTTGCACTCACCCCGACCTGCCCGGTCAGGTCGCCGACCTGATCCACCCCGAGGCGCATCCCGGCTGGGAGCCGGTCAAGCCCGCAAGTCTCCGCAAGTCCCAGGATGACCCGGCCGCGGGCGTCCCCGTCACCACCGAGGAGTAGTCCATGCCCGCGCTCAACAAGTCGACGCGCTTCTTCCAGCCTGAGGTTTCTCGGGTGCACTTTCTGCCGACGATCGCCGCCCCCACCCTCATTCCGACTCGCGCCGAGATCACCGCTGGCACCAACGTCACCGCGGAGATCGCCGACCTGTCTGGGTGGCAGGTCCGAGCCGACATGATCGCTACGCCCGACTTGGCGTCGCGGTTTGTGTCGCAGATTGCCGGCCGGACGAAGGCCGAGCAGTCGTCCATCACCTATTACGCCGACAAGACTGGTAACGATATCCGCACGGTCAACCCGCGCGGCCAGACCGGGTACATCGTCTTTATGGACGGCGGCGACGTGGCGACGACCGGGAAGATGGACGTCTATCCAGTCGAGGTCGCGGCCGTGGGTAAGGCCCGCTCGACCGGCGACCAGGCGTTGCAGGTAACGATCGACTACGCGATCACCGGTGCGCCGGCTGAAGACGTCGCGATCCCGGCCTGATGGAGACTCTCCGCGACCGGCTCGCCGCCAAGAAGAGGCGGCGGGTTGTCGTCCCTGTCGAGCTGGATTCGCCATCCCCGGAGGCGCTGGAGCAGATTGTCTCGCTCCAGCGCTCGGGGCTGGCGGCGCTCGAAGCGGGTGACCTCGACGGGCTGCAGGAGGTCCAGCGGCAGGTCGAGGATCTGCGCGCCTTGACGCACGTGGATGTGACGTTCGTTGCGCTGTCCGCGCAGGATTGGGAGAAGATCGTCACGGCACACCCGTCGCCCGAGGGTGACGATGCAGGAGTCGACGCCGTGGCCGCACTGCCGGTCCTCGCCGCGTTGTGCGCCGAGGACGAGTCGCTCCAAGACGATGACGTGTGGCGCGCCCTCCTGGCCGAGTGGGGCCGCGGCGAGACCCTCGCGCTGTGGGGGGCACTGCTGCGACTCAACACGTCGGCTTGGGAGCCGCACGTCCCAAAAGGCTGAGGCGGGACCCGCTATATGCCGCGCGAGTCGGCTATTGCGCGCCCCGCGGCATCCCACTCGATCGCTTCCTGGCGTGGCCTCCCGAGTCTCAGGCCGCGGCACTGGCGTGGCAGGAGCAGCAGGAGACCCGCTGCCCGTCGTGTGGCACCCATGACGACGAATGGGGCCGAGGAAAGCCCGCCCCAAGGCACTGGCATCCGAAGGTCTGCCTCGGCTGCCAGGCGAAAGAGCGCGCGACGGACGCACTGCGCGAGGACAACGACCGCACGCGCGGTCTTGGGCTAGTCGCTGCCGCCGGACCGGCTTCCCAATGTCCCGACTGCACCTGCCTGAGGGGGACGGATGTCCAGCAAGAACGACCTGCAGATCCGCCTTGATTCGACTTTCAACGACCGCGGCTTCAAGTCGGCGGAGGCGTCGGCGAAGTCGATGGTCCGCGAGCTGGACAAGCTGGAGCGGCAGGAGCGGCAGGTGGCGGCCATGCAGATGGCGGCCGCTCGGGAGGCTGAGCAGCGCAATGCCGCGCGCCTGGCGTCGATGGAGTCTCTCGGACGCGGCTTTACGGCGGTCGGGTTGCTGGCTGCTGCTTGCTTGGGGCTCGCGGCGAAGGCTGCCTCTGACTGGGAGTCGGCCTGGACTGATGTGACCAAGACGGTCGACGGGTCAGCGGCCGAATTGGCGCAACTGGAGCAGGAGTTGCGTGGGCTGGCGAAGACGCTGCCCGCGACACACGAGGAGATCGCTGGGGTTGCTGAGGCGGCCGGTCAGCTCGGCGTGAAGCGTCAGGACGTCGCGGCCTTCACGAAGACCATGATCGCGCTGGGCGTTTCGACGAACCTCTCGGCGGATGACGCGGCGACGGGCCTGGCGAAGCTGGGCAACATCATGGGTGTCCTACCGTCGCAGGCTGGCCGGGCCGGGTCGGCCCTGGTGGCTCTCGGCAACGACGGGGCGTCGACCGAGGCTGACATCCTCGCGATGTCGCTACGGATCGCCGGGGCCGGGAGGACTATCGGCATAACTGAGGCCCAGGTGATGGGCTTCGCGTCGGCCCTGTCGTCGCTCGGTATTGAGGCGGACGCTGGAGGGTCGTCCATCTCCCGTGTCATGATCGACATCGCTAAGGCGGTCGGCACCGGGTCGGACGCGGTGGGGGACTTTGCGCGCGTCGCGGGCATGTCGGTTGTGCAGTTCTCGGACCTTTTCCGCCGCGACGCTGCACAGGCTGTCGTGGCCTTTATCGAGGGGCTGGGGGGAATCCAAAAGGCCGGCGGGGACGTCTTCGGGGTCCTGGAAGACCTAGGGCTGTCGGAGATCCGGGTTCGGGACACGCTGCTGCGGACGGCCGGAGCGTCCGACCTGCTGTCGGCGAGCCTGGCGCTGGGCACGCAAGCGTGGGAAGACAATCTCGCGCTCACCCAAGAGGCCGAGAAGCGGTACGCCACAGCGGAATCCCGCGTGGAGATGGCGCGCAATAAGATCAACGACGCCGCGATCTCCATCGGCGGCACGGTCCTGCCGATCTTCGCTGGAGCTGCCGACAAGGTCGGGATGCTCGCGGACGGCTTCAACGACCTTCCCGGCCCGGTGCAGACTGCCGTGACGGTCCTGGGTGGGCTCGTGGCTGTGATTGGGCTCGGCGGCGGGGCGGCGATGATGGCCATCCCGAAGTACGCGGCCCTGAAAGCGACGCTGGAGACGATGGGGCCGCGCGGTGTGTCTGCGGCGAACGGTCTGGGCGCGGTCACTGGGGTGCTTGGTGGGCCGTGGGGTCTGGCGCTGGCTGGCGCGACGTTGGCGCTCGGGGCGTTTTCGGTCGCCCAGGAAATGCTCGCCAGGCAGCAGAGGCGTTCTCTGAGACTCTTGACAAGCAGACCGGCGCGGCGACCGAGGCGAGTCGATCGTTCGTCGCTAAGAAGTTCTTCGAGGATTTCGACCCGGAGGACTTCCGCCGGGTCGCCGAAGTCACGGGCCTGACATCCCAGGAGATTGTGGACGCCTATTCCAATGGCGGTCAGGCCATGGACTCGTTCAAGGCCAAATGGGCCGACCTCTATGCGCAGATGCAGCTTACGGTGCCCCCGGAGGTCCGCGGCGAACTCGACGCGTTCAACTCGACACTCCAGGGCTTGGAGCGGGACACCGAGCGGGGTCGTGAGGTGCAGGCCGCGCTCAAGGGTGCGCTCGGCGACACGGGTGAGCAGTCGACCAGGACCGCGGGGGCGACCAAGGAGTTGTCGGGCGGCCTGACGTCAACGTCAGAGGCCGCGAAGCGGGCTCAGGATGAGATCGACAAGCTGATCGATGCGCTGGATGAGTTCGGCGGGCGGGCCGTGAATGCCCGCGCGGCGACTCGCGAATACGAGTCGTCCTTGGACGACTCGGCCGAGGTGATGAAAGGCTTCACGGCGGCCGAGTTGGCGAAGGGCGCCGCGCTTGATGTCGGCACCGAGAAGGGCCGAAAGGCGCAGGCGGCACTGGATGACCTGCGGAGCGCGGCACTGAAGGCGGCCGAGGCGAGTCTGAAGCAGGGCGATGACGTAACGGTCGTCGCCGGGCGCGTGCAGGCCGCGCGTGACGAATTCGTGAAATACGCCATGCAGATGCGGATGAGCAAGGGCGACGCGGAGGCGTTGGCCGACAAGCTCGGCCTGACCCGCGAGAACGTCGACGCTCTGTCTGGGGCGATCAAGGCGACTCCGCCAGCGGTGACGAGCAAGGTTAATGTCGACACGAACGAGGCGAATGCGAACGCCGAGATCACCCGCGCCAAGCTTGATCGGCTGCAAGGGTATGTGGCCTACGCCCGGGTCTCGGTCGACGCGAGCTCGGTCCAGAATGCGATAAACAAGCTCGCGGCTCTCGACCGGGCGACCGGGTGGGTCAACAACGCGGACGGCAACGTCCTGAGCTTCGCTGCCGGTGGTGCGATCGGTGACATCGGTGACCAGTCGCCGCAGATCCAGCCCAACCGGGGGCCGCGTGGCATTCGGTGGTCGGAGAAGGGGGCTGGGCCGTGGGAGGCGTTTATCTCGGGCGACCCGGGCAAGCGGCTGCGGTCTCGGCAGATCTGGGAGGAGACCGGACGGCGACTCGGGATGAGCCCTGACGGTGGTGCCGGGGCGGGTGGTGCCGGGGCGGTGCAAGTGTTGGTCGACCTGTCGGGTGTAGTGCTGACTGGCACTCTCGATACGCCGTGGGGGCCTGCTCAGGTCCGCGGGGTCGTGCGCGATGAGATGTCGTCGGTGGCGCGTGTGGCGCAGTTGAGGGGGCGGTGACGTCGTGCCAGTTCCGGCGTTAGTGGCCACGTCGACGTTGTCGACGGATGGGCGCATCGAGTCGTTGACGCCGTCGTCGGTGTTGACGACTGCGGCGGGTGACTGGTTGATCGCGTCCGTGTGGTGTGGGTTCATCGACGACTACTTGGGCCACAACGCGCTCGGCGAGCCACTGCCGGCGCCGGCGGGGTGGACATCGTTGGGGGTGCGGTGGATTCGCCGCACGACGGGTTCGGTGGCGTTCTACTACAACCAGGGGTGGTATGGCGTGGTCGGGTTGTTTGCCCGGCAGGTGTCTGGGGTGGAGCAGGTCCGCCCGGTGTGGCAGCCGGCTGGCCCGGTGTGGGGTGCTCGGGTGGTGATCGAGCAGCGCCGTGGCGGGCGTGGTTTGGTGTGGTCGGACGTGTCGATGGTGCAGGGGACCGGCGTCGCGTATCCGTTGGTGCCGGCTGTGCAGGCTGGTCTGTCCGGGGTTGTGGTGCGGACTGGGGTGTTGGACAACGACTCGACGGCTCCCGCGCCGGGCGGGGCGTTCGCAGTGCGTGACGCG